TAGATAAATATGCTTAAAAAGATACGGTCTTTGGAACTCAGTTTAACCATATTCGCGATGATGTCTTTATATTCATCGAGTGGTAATGCTTCTCGCTCATGACATATGTCAGACGGTATTGTTAAATCCATGCTCTCGCACGGATTTCTGATAATGATTCCATCTCCAACTGCATACTTCATGATCTGAGTAATACAAGCTTTTATTTCACTTAAAGTTTTCTTTGCTTTGTCCTTATGTGAATCAAGAAGCTTTTGAATGTCAGAAGTTTTGATTTGGTTTAATGGTTTATTTCCAAGAGCAGGAATAATATAAGAGTTGACATAAAGTTTGTAATTAACGAGTGTGGTTTCTTTGACTTTGCGTTTACGTGACAGCCATTCGGTAGCATAGAACTTCATAGTTATGCCCGGTTTCTCTTCTTCTATGGGCTTGTCTACGTAATTCCAGATGCGTCCGCTTTCTATGAAAGCTTTGACAATTTTAATGTTCATTTCATCCTGAGAAGAAGCTTTAAGATTTTTATAAATGGGTGTGCCGTCATCATGATAACCAATGATGACTTGGCGTCGCTCTTTCATATTCTCTCCTTTGGCTTCATCTATCAAGTTGTCAAGGTACGCATGGATCTCTTGCCGGGTCATAGTATCACATCCTCTTTCGAAAATCTAGGTTTCCCTTACGGTGATTTTCGAAAGGTTTCAAAGTACGGTACCTAAATATTTCACAAGGAGAAAACATGAAAAATTACATTAGAATTAATGGTCGATTCAGTTATACATACTTATATCTCGATACAGATGATTACCTTGCTGACTCTTTGTTTTATAAGAGAAAGATACCAGTAAAGTTCAAAAATGAATTCGTAAATGAAAATGAAAAATATAGATTTATTACATGCAAGATAAGGAAAAAGTACAAAGAAGATTTCGAGAAAGCTTTGGAAGAACTCAGGTCAAAGATGCTCCTGTGCGGGCATACAGATTATGACGAGCGTTGCGACACTATTATGCGCGAAATGTTCGGAGAGGAAACAGAAGAATGAAAGCTGCCCCATGCAAAAACTGCCCCAATCGACACGTTGGATGCCATTCACAATGCGATGATTATAAAGATTGGAGAGCAGAAAGAGATAAAGTTTTAGAAATAAAACGCTTAGAAAACTCCGCAATTCCAGATTTCAATATCAAAGCTATGGAAAAACAGTGGAGACAAATGAAGAATGGTTTTAAGAGAAGGTCATACGGAACAAATTAACAGACTAAAAGGAGGTGATACGCATGAACAAGTTTGTACCATATCACGCTGAGTCTGTTGAATATGCAAAGAAGATTACGGCTGGGGATATCGATCCGTTAAAGAAATACAAACGTATAACCAGCTGGGTAAATAGATGTATCGCTTATGATTATATCAGAGCAATTACGATACCCAAACGGGGTAAGGAATACCCTGACGTAGAAGGTTGTTGGAATAAACGAATGGGTATTTGTATGGATGTTGCTTCTATGACTGTTGGTATGTTGAGAGCTGTCGGAATTGAATCGTATCTTTGTTACGGTCATGCTGATAATGCATACCACGCATGGGTTGAATCAGTAATCAAAGGGAAAAGATATAGATTTGATCACAGAGGCAAAGCCAAGAAATATACACGGGAAAAGGTGTATTGATATGAATACAATTAATCCTGTATTTGTTTTATTTGTAGCTGTAATGTTTATATTTGTGTGCGTGTTGATTGTAAACACAAGAAGACCAAGATAAGAGGTTAACAATATGGATAGCTTTACTGAGTGGATTCACGACGATATAACATGGTGCGGGAATGAATGTTCTTACACAAAGTGTGAGAGAAACCTGGCAAATAGAATTTCTAAGTCACCATATTTTTCAGCAGCACTTTTCAAAGGATCGTGCATGTGTCCACTGACACAGACAGAATCCGAAGAAAAGAAAGAAGAATAAAAAAGGGGATAAGACGGAAATGTCTTATCCCCTGTGGGCGTTCGAAAGAACGCCCTTTTTTTACCACTGAATAGATTCATATCAATCATCTTTTAGAGCATTGTGAAGCATAAGCACATAGGCTTCAATTTCAGCATCGATGATATCAAGATTAACGTCAATGCCTGCGGCTGCAAGCTTTTTAAGAACCCATTCTTTTTTAAGAACGCCCTGATCTCTGCCAAAAATTTGATCAGCCGCTTCAACATAGGTCTGAATAGTTGCATTAACAGCTTCAAGCTGATCTTTAGAATACTTGCGTTTAATAAGCGGAATGATAAACACAATCAAAATAAAAACAACAACCCTAAGTACTAAAGAAACAATCTCATTAATAGACATAATAAATTCCTCCATTTATCCATTGTCGATTTCTTCGTCGTCTGTATTGGTCTCTACCAGATCATCGTCATCGTCTTTCTCGTCGTCAGAACTGTATAAAGTCTTACGTTTTCCGAAAGCAATAGCTATTTTCTCTGTTGCGGAATTTCCTGTGTAAACAGACATATTAACTATCATAATTGTGTCGACGCCAGTACTTAGATCAACAAGTGCGCTTGCAACTTCTGGGCGAAGAAGAACAACAATAAAATTAGCAATACGATATATCATCCAGAAGATAGTCACACGAGTGGCCATCTTTTTGGAGTACTGCATGAACTTCTCTTTGGCTTTCAGCGCGGCTCTTGTAGCCATCTCGCTTCACCTACCTTACTCATCTTCTTCTTCGTCAAATGGCTGTCCGTTATCCATAAGAAAGCTATGGTTCCGTTTACAGTCACGATAGACCTCCATGATGTAATCAAAATCATCATTGTAAACATCATTTACAAGATTGTACTTAGCAACTAATGCTTCGTATTCTTTGTTTTCTTTGATGATGTTTCGAAAGTCTTTAATAGTATGTTTAACACCATTCATGCATGAGTTAGCGAAATTCAGTACGTGCATTTTAATCTGTCGTACTGTTTGCATATCATTGGACTTCTCCATTTCATCCAGACGAACTTTCAACATTGCGCAATTATCGTTTGTGCCTGTTTGAAGCTCGTTAATACTTTTGTTTGTGCTGACTTCAAAACTGTCTAAGTCAGCTCGTAAGTCTGCAATTTTGTTGTTATAGTCTGTTTTAAGTTCTTCGATGCTTGCAGCTCTATCGGCTTTAATTTCATCGAATTTGGTCTGGGTCGTAGTCTTAAGAGAGGCTACGTCTTTACGAACATCTTTCGTCAAAGATTTCCCAAACCAGCCAATAACCCATCCGAGAGGGTCAATCTCTTTTTTTATTACTTTAAAAAAACATGATAAAAGAAATAAAATAATAACAACTGTCCAGCCAACATTACCGAGAATCCATTGGCCGACAGCTTTCGATATCTCGCTCATCGAGACTCACTCCTATGCCTCCAGTGACAGTTTCAACGCTTCATATAATTCATTGGCACAAGACCGTGAAATGTTGATTGTAACAACCTCGTCTTCGTCTTGACTGTCAAACTTCAGATATTTTACCATCACGTAACCTGTATAAGCATTATAAATAACTTTAGCCCACACAAGCCCTCTTTCTAAAATGGCTACATTTGAACCGTTAGGAATGGTCGTGATTCTATTAGATTTGATATCAGTATCAGAGCGCATATTAAGGGCACCACCAATAACTTTTGCATACTCCACTAGAATCACCTCCTTGATTAGTATTTTCCTTTACCGTCCCCGACAATATCTAAATATTTTGCCATCATGTATCCTGTGTATTTACCGAAAGATACATGAGCCCACTCTTCGCCAGGGGCAATAATATCGACAGTATGTCCAAGAGGAACTCTTGTTAACAAAGCACCTTTTAAGCTGGGTGTCTTGCGTAAGTTGACAGATCCGCCGGAAGGCGCAACTGCAACCGCTTTGCAACCAGTAGAAGGCGTTAATGGTTCAGGTTCTTCAACAACATCTTTAGCTGCATTAGCTAAGATCTTCAAAGTACCATAATAGTTCCATTTACCAAGCTTTGTATCTACTGTCATTTTGTTGGACATGTGTGTAATGTTTAAAGGATTTACTTTGGTGACTACTCCGGCATGATAATAGTCAGTTAAGTCTCCATTATAATATTTACCGCCCTTACGATAGCGAGAAGGAAGAGCCCAGCCGCTTGTTCCGCGAGGACATCCTTTTAATACCACATCTCCAACAGACAGATCAGAAACAGAATTTATCTTCTTAAGTTGAACAAATTCTTTTCTGGCTGCCCAGTTTGAACCATGAATGCCTGTCCACTTTAAACCCATCCTGCGAATAGCACCAATAATAAGTCCGATGCAATCACAGTATCCATCAGATCCGTCACCCGGTTCTCTGCGCTTTGGGTTTAAACTTTTAATTAACAGAATTTTTTCTATAAATAGTTTAATAATCTTAGTCATTATGATCCACCTTTCTCGATAGATGAAATAATGGCATCGATATCTTCATTTGTCAGACTTTCAATCTGTATGAAGTTTCCAAGGTTTTCCCACCTTGATTTATCTTCGTTCCAACAGTAATCATAGCCATCTGCTTCTACGTGATAAACATCTCCGTTTTCTGGATTCTGAACATCATCAAGATCCTCGACCGTAGCTACATTGCCTTTGTATCGATAAACAGTTGTTATTGAATCAATAAATTCCTGAAGCCCCAAGTCAGCAAACGAAACATTGCCTTCAAGCGTAACATCATTAATGCTGGGCTTATTAGTTAAATCATTGTAATCTGTTGTTCCAGAACCTACCGCCACAGGAGTAGCAAGGGTAAGCACATGTCGTGTTTCTTTGCGGCTGATGTTCATATGCTCACCACCTTATTCGTTTTCGTTAAATGTAATCTCATCTGTTAGAATGAAATCTCCGCAAAATGTTTCTTTAAGTTGATTTTGATATTGGAATTGAATGTCAAACTTGTAAGCACCGTAAGCCATTGCGCTGGTATCTCCGGGTTCTATCTTTACTTGATAGTCTCCGGGTGCTAGTTTGATAATGCCTCCTGTACTTAACTTCTTTTGAAAGTAAAAGTATTTTTCATTTGAGTTTTTCTTTACAGTAAAATGTATTTCTGTAAAATCAATGTTTGCAACAGTTCCGTCAGGGTCGTTAATGAGAAACCGTACAAGCTTAATATCTCCACGAGGCATCGATATACGCATAATTAAAAAGAGGAAGGACGGTTATCCGTCCTTCTTATCCTTAACATATTGATAACGACCCTTTCGACTAAGAATATTCACTATACTCAGTCCTTTCAGATTAATTCTTCGATATGTTTCAACCAGTTATCGATAGTAACTGCTTCCATACGCATACCTTCCATAACAGAGCGTGAACGCACCTGGTTGCTGATAACCATCTTGTCGTTGATCGGTACGCTTTCCCAAATGTCTTTATGTTTCTTGAACCATTCTGCAAAGTGGCGTTCCGTCCTGTCTCTGTACTCTTGGTTCTCCTGATCAATCCAGTCTGGTTTGTTCATAGTATAGTATGCATCAAAGATCATAAAAGTTGTAAAGAACATAACTTTATCCTGCATACCACGAGACAAAAACTCGTCAATCAAAGCATCATTGCTGTCCAGCATGTTACGATATGTTTTTAAAATATATTTAGGATCGTGGCGACAAACAGATTCATCACGCCATTTCCACAGATAAAATGGAATCTGGCAATATTTAACATTCTTGCTTAAATTCTGGCAAAGAATATTAAAGAAACTGTCTTCGTGTATTGTCAGATTGTCGTTAAACCGAATGTGATTGTTAATAAGATAAGCACGGCGATGTACTTTGCCGTGCACAAACGTAGAATCCATCTCATGATTAACGTATTCAATCTGTTTAGTGTCTGGTCTACGTGTTTCTTCTATGAACTTAGAAACAATAGAGTCAAATCCAGTTTCTATTTCTCTGAAGATAATCCATAATCCACAGGCGTTGTAGAACATATCGTCTGCATCGCAGAACATAACATAATCTGCTGTTGCATGATCTAAGCAAGAGTTTCTTGTTGCAGAAACACCACGATGAGGCTCTTTATAATACTTTATTTTATATGGATAAGATTTTAAAAACTTATCTGTTAAAAATACATCAGAACCATCATTGACAATAATTACGCCAAGTTCGTTAAAATCAACAGATTGTTGAATCGCAATACTATCAAGCAAAGGCTTAATAATAGAATCTGTTTCCTTATACTGAGGAACTAAAATCTGTAATTTCATAATAAACCTCCAATTATATACCTACGAAAATAGAACTAAGATAACACCAAATAGGGTTGTTTTGATAATCAAATAACAACGAAGAAGGAACATAAATAGCGCCAGAATATGTACTATCTATTGGACCGGTGCCATCAATATTTTCTTCAAGCGGCGTGCTAGAAAATGCGTTTCTGCTTGCAAGACGCACCATAGACTGAGATAACAAATAAATGCTCATTATATTGCTACAATGGAAGAAAGCACTTTCACCAATATGTTCGCAAATATCGAAACATGCATAAGATAAATTCACGCAATAATTAAACGCCCACGATTCAACAGTAGAACACAAAGAAAGACTAATTGAAGGTAATGCTCTACAGTTTTGAAAAGCTGCTTCTCCTACTATTTCACAATTTGGAATAATTATACTAACAAGACTATAACATGAATCAAAAGCAAGTGTTGATAATTGTGTAAGATTAGGAGCATAAACATAAGATAAGTTTTCACAACAACGAAATGCGCGATTACCTATATAAGAACAGTTAGGCAAAGAAATGGAAGAAAGTTTCACACAATTATAAAATGCATAAAGTTCAACAGAAGAACAATTAGGAATAGAAATTGCTTCTAAATTTGTACAACCACTAAACGTAACACCAGGAATACATTCTGTAGCAGGAAGGTCAACAAAAGAAAGTTCAGTGCACTCACGAAAAATATTCTGTTGCATTGATAATAGTTTAATAGACGAAAAATAAACAGACGGTATCTTACAACCCCAAAAAGCACCATTGTTTATAACAGAGCAGTTTGGAAAAGAAATAACCGATAGATTCGAGCAACCTCTAAATGCTTGATTACCAATACATTCACATAATGGAAACACCGCGTTTGTTAATGCGGTATATGCAAATGCATTATAGCTGATAATTGTACAACAGGAAGCATCTACGCTTGATAATAGAACACAATTTAGAAATGTTCCTTGTAAATACGATACATTGCCAATATTTGCATATACTAAAGATGTACAATTTTCAAAAGCATAACCACTTAATTCAGACAAATTAGGCAAGCTAACATATGATAAATTACTACAATTTGCAAACGCAGATGAACCGACCGATGTGCATTTAGGGAATTCAGCAGAACGAATTGCGGTTGACATGAACACAGAATTCATAATGGTTGTACATTCTGGGCATGAAAAATAAGTTAAATTTGGACAAGATCTAAAACGATACGAACTGAGTATTAATAAATTATCCAAATAAACACTTGTTAGATTTGTACAACCCGTAAAAGCATCTATTTGAATGTCTTGTACATCTGGAAAATTAATGTAAGACAGGTTCGTACAATCTTGAAAAGCTGATGAACCAATTGTATAACATTCTGACATTGTAATTGAGCTTAGCTTTATACAATTATAAAACGCACTTGACGAAATATAGCCAGATATACTAGAACTAGAGAAACTAGACATATTAAACGTAACATTTGTCAATTTTGAACAATTGCTAAAAGCGTTTGATTCAACTATATTACAGTTTGAAAGACTTAACGTTTCAAGGTTTCCAAAACCTCTATAATTATAATCAGCTCTAGTGGAACCAAGTGTTAATGATTGTAATGTGCTTTGAGCAGCAAGGAAAGGATAAATCGAGTTATGCTTTGGAGCATATATATTTTTAATATTACTACAACCATTAAACGCATTAGTGTAACAAGAATTTAATTCTGGAAAACTTAATGTTTCAAGCTGAGAACAATTTCTAAAAGCATAAGATCCTATAGTCGTACACGCCGAAAAAGATGCAACTTTTAATCCTGCTGATTCAAATGCATTGTTAAGTATGGATGCGCAAATTGGAGTTTCTACAGTTTCAATATTAGGACATCTGGCAAATGCGTATGGTCCAATTGATAAAGCATTAGAATAATAAACGCTGGTTAAATATTCAAAGTCTGCAAATTGACCATACTCAACAAATGAAGCTCCAAACCAAGCATATTTTATTTTTGAACAGTGTGAACTAAGACTAAGGTTAGTAAAAGAAGATGCTGCTGGAAAATATAGCGTTTCTATATTTGGACAATCTCTAATAACTGGACCAGTGTACATACCAAAACTAGTGCAATTTTCAAAATATAAGCTTTTTAAATTTGGCAAACTGTTAAATGTGTACGACGATAATGAAATAACATTTGGCAAAATAATTGTTGTAAGGTTGTTACATTCAGCAAATACTGCTTGCGCCTCTAGCCTACGCACTTGTGAAAGTTCAAATTTGTCAAACGAGCACCCTCTAAACGCTCCATTGCTAATAATTGTTAAGTTTGGCATATATATATCAGAAATATTTATATTAGAACAATAAGCAAAACAATAAGAAGGTATATAAGTCATTGACGGTAAATAAACACCTGTAAGGTTTTCACAATTTTCAAAAATATGACTACTCATAACCGAACAAGTTTCTAAACTAACATATGATAAATTCACACAAGACCTAAAAGCATAGTTATATACAGATTTACATAACGAAAAACTTACATATTCAAGACTTGAACATCCGTTAAACGCATATGATCCAATGCATTTGCAATCAGGCATATTAACACTTAAAAGATTATAACAAGAATTAAAAGTATAAGCATAAATAGAAGAACATAAGGATAAGTCAATATATTGCAAATTTGTACAATTTGAAAAACATCCAGTAGAAACAATCGAACAGTTAGGTAAACTAACAGATGTTAAAGAAGTGCAACCAGAAAATACACAATTAGCAGATATGCTGGTCACACTTGGCAAGTTTACATAAGACAAGTTAACACAACCACTAAAACAATACCATCCAAGGTAGGACACGTTAGGATAATCAACATATTGAAGATTGGTACAATTATCAAAAGCTTGCATTGATATATATGTGCAATTTGGCATGTAAACAGATGTTAATGATGTACAATTAAAAAATGCACAATCATATATTTGCGTAGCAGCAGGGAAACTACAAGAAGTAAGAAATTCACATCCAGCAAAAACATAACTAGTCAAGTAATTACTAATCCTTGCATTTGTGTATAAACCGCTTAATGTTCTTTGTATGTACAAATCTTCAAAATTGCCTCCAGATTCACCAGCATACGTTCCGTTAATATTAAATATCGAAACGCCAAGTTTTATATTGTCTGATATAAAATTTGAATCTCCTTTAATTATTTGACTTCCTGTTAAATATTGCCCACTGGAGATTATTTGACTTGAGGACCCGGGATAGTAAGTTTGAGCACTTTTATTAATTATATCAGATCCAACATACATTGGATTTATTGCTCCAACTTTGATATCTCCTGTAAGACAATAGTGACTAGAAACAGCCAGAACAGACGCTTCTTGAGGTGTAACAAAAACAGAGGATAGAGATGAAAGACTTATTGATACATTGTAGAGCATATAAGATATTGTTCCAGACACAGTGGAAGAAATATATCCTGGGAAAAAATAATTTGGAGCAAATAGTACATCGTCCTGAGGAATAGTTGTTAATAACCCAGAATTATTAATATTTATATTTATTGTAGGAGAAGGATACCAACTAGTAGTAACCGCAGATAATAATCCATTTGGCATCATAATAAATGTGTCTGAAGAATAATATCCACTATAAATGCTTATTACGTTTTGCACACCTGATGAATTTGGATAAGAAGCAAACTGTAAATCAGTAGAACTTATTCTTTGTATGTTTGTTCCAACATAATTTGATGATATACCTTCTATAGTTACCATGCTTAACCCATCATAACCGCTACTAGGAACTATATTTTGTTCTGTTTCAGAAGGTGTTATGGCAATACTATGAAAAATACCTGATACTTGAATATCTTGCAACGAACTTATATATTCGCTCGGAAAAGCAAGTGGAGAATTTATTGAGCATTTACTTCTAATTGCATCGGCAATAGAAGTTAATTCAACATTGTTTGTTTTAAAAACCGCCATATATACACCTCCTTATTTAAATTCCTACAAAACATGAACTAAAATAACTCCACTGATCAGCTGTTTGATATAAAGATAATAATGACATAGGAACATATAGTTCCATTACCCTCCCACAATGGCGTGTTCTCAAAAGCATATGAACCAACAAGGCTTGCAACGTATGAACCTAGCAAATAAACAGAAGATAAGTTAACATTGCTTTGAAAGGCATGCGTACTTATAAGACTACATTTAGGTAAAGATATTGTTTCAAGATTACATCCCTGAAAAACATAACCATTAATTATCTCACATGAAGGTATACTTACATTTTGTAAATTGAGCTTACCTGCAAATGCGCCTTGTAAAAGTACGGTACACGCAGAAAGACTAATATCTGTGAGGTAAGAAGTCTCCAAAAAATTATTCATTTCACTAACAGCGTCTAAGTTTATTGAACGTATAAACACACAACTACGAAAAGTTGCATATCCACTTGTTAATTTAGGAAAATAAACATATTCTAAATGTGTATTAGAAAATGGTGCTATTGTGTTAATATATACACAATTTGGAAAATAAGCATATGATAAATTGGTACAATTATTAAAAGCTGAAGCTTCAATTCTTTCGCATGCCGGAAAAGATACGCTTGTTAACCCATCGCAATCATAAAAAGCACGAGTTCCAATAAATTTGCACAGAGGAAAAGAAATGCTTGCTAGTACACTGCAAGTGTAAAAAACATCACTTGCAATGTTCTGACACAGTGGAGCGTCTATATAAGTTAATGAAAAATCAGAACAAAAAGCAGTATCTCCTATAGATAAAACATTTGGCAGTTCAATATATTGTAAATTTGAACAATTTCTAAAAGCGGCAGGACCAAGATAAGAACACATAGGAATTGAAACGCTAATTAAACTTGAATTATAGGCAAATGCGGCTCTACCAATAGAGCTACATTCTGGAAGATTAATGGTTGTCAAAGTACTATTATGCCAAAAACAACATTCATCTATAGTGTTACATTTAGGAAAATTAATTTGTTCAATGTTTGTAAAGTAAAAAGCACTATATCCAATATACTCACATATTGGTAAAGAAATATAAGTTAAATTAACGCACGAGTTGAAAGCACTACTTCCAATGTATTTACAAACAGACAGAAAAACAGAATTTAAGCTAGAGCATGAGTAAAAAGCACTACACGCTATAGATATACAAGCTGGAAAATTTATTTCAGTTATATAAGGGCTTGATTCAAACGCACATTCTCCTATTGTTTCACAAGCTGGAAAATAAACACTTCCAGATAATTTACACTGTGAAAACGCATGAGATTCAATTGTAATACAAGATGGAAGATCTATTGTGTTCAAACTAATACCTTTGCAAGCCCATGCCCCAACGGTAACACACTTTGGTGCATATAAAGATGTTATAGATGCTCCCCAAAAAGCACTTGAACTAAAATACGAACATTCTGGAAGATAGATATATGATGCTTTTGTTTGTTCGAATACTTGTTCGCCAACAAAAGGTAATGCAGGAAGAGAAATACAGCTTATTACAGTGCCAAAAAAAGCTTCAGATTCACAGCTTGTACACAAAGATAACTCTAATATGGAAGCCGTACTATTAAAACGACAATTCATAAAACCACAAGTTTCAACTTTTTCACATAATGGTAAAGATATGTTATATACGTTTGATGCCATATAAAAAGCATTTGGACCAACAGTCAAACAATTTGGAAAATCTATACTAATACCATTCATTGAAAAAAACATATATTGACCTACACTTGTTATCCTTGGATTATAATAGCTGCTAAAGAAACTGCTTCGTCTATATAATAAAGCATCCTCTTTTGCTTGAAGATCAGGATCAATACCATTATAAGTTCCGATAACAGAAAATATTGTAACGCCTTCTTTAATGTTGGATGCTACTAAATTTTCATCTCCTGGAATTATTTGATCTGCTGCAATATAATAGCTTGAAAGCAATACTTGATCTGAAGTGCTTATCGTAAAAGTATGCCCATTATATCTTGATATACCTGTTCCAACATAATTAGATGAAATAGGAGAAACATATATATCACTAGTAACGTATGTTCCAGCAGATAATATTGTTTGTTCTGATTCTATTGGAGCAAATATAGTGGAAGATTGTATTGACAATTGATATGAAGCACTTAAAATATTTCTATGCAAAATAGCGCTAAATGAAGATATATATCCAGACGTATTAATAACTGGATTTAATGCTACAGAAGACTCCGAAGTAAATGTTACATATCCTTCACTTATATATGGAGTAATGTTTGGAAGTATATTAAAATATACATCTGACATACTTGCAGATCCTTGTGCAATATAATCCACAGCATTTTGCGTCAATGAATAATATCCAGCAGGAATTGTCAAAGTTGGGCCGTTAGCACTAACATCGTTTAATGTTTTTCTTGGAACTGCTGTTCCGATATAATTACTTGATATAGCACCAACATGAATGACACTAAAAGCATCATACATAGCGCCTGGTATAAGAGTTTGTTCTTCTTCTGTTGGAGTGACTTCTCTTGTTTCTAATGCTGGTTCTAATGAAATGTTAGAAATAGCGCTTACAAATCCATCAGGATAAACAAGGGGAGAACTAGTCTTTCCTTTTGTTCGAATAACATCAGCTAAAGATTTTAGTTCATCTGTATTCGTCAAATACTCAGGCATAGTATCACCCCTTTACATAGTTTTTAGAATTGTCGAATACATTAGAAAGATCAGATTGCAGTACCCAGCTGCCATTTACTTTTTTGTAAACAGCAGAAACAGCAACCCACGATCCATTGTTTTTATAATAGATGACTTGAGATGCACCAATATTGACTATAATAGTAGCATCTCCGCTGATGGTATAAGAATAAGTATAGGTTACTTCATCAGCAGTAGCTTCCACATATATTGTTGCACCGTTAATAGCACCGCCATAATAACCTAAACGGCATTGAAGTTTCATAACTGCTAATTGAGCAACAGTTGGAAGCGTGGTGCATTCTATAGTCTGAGTTGAATTAGAAGTACCAATGCTCTTAAAGTTCAATTCTGAACTTAAGTTTGTACTGCCAGATATCAATTGAACGCACATGTATTCACTTGACTGTGATGTTGATTCTGCATGACCATTAACTTGTGCATATACTCTTGTAATGGTAGCAGAAGAGGGAAGATCAAAACTAACATCATAAGTGAATACTGCTATAGTTCCATTTCCACCGGAGTAGTAATTCGAAGTAGTTTGTGTGTTGTTTACACCTTTGCCAACAAGACCTTGGAAATATGACGCACCCGATCCATTAAATGAACCACTTACTAAAGTATATGTGCCAAGGGTTCTTGAATCATTTCCGGCCCTGTGTTCTACTAACTGAGAAGTAACATCTGTTCCATTTCTTGTAACGGAAACCTCATCACTACTATTGTCAGGAGTAATGGTCAGTTCATAAGTATCGCCGTCATAATATGTTTCTGTACCACTTGGATCAATAGTACCATTACCATTTAATGTAGTAGTAACTGTTCTTGGATTAGGAACAGTATAAGTAACTTCAATTTCAGCACCGTAAACATATATATAACATTGAGTGTTTCTTGAATTACGTCTTACGGTTAATCGGATTCCAAGATTCGCACCATAATTTTTTAAAGTACTCCATGTGCCCGTATAAGGTACTGTAATAGTATTGACACTGGTACTAAAGTTTGAAGATGCTGCAGAAGCTCCTGTGATTGTGGATGTGTTATTATACAGTCTTGGCGCGTAGCTTGTAGAAGTAGCCAATCCTGATTCATATCCTCTTATCCTAATAGTGATACTACTGACATTTGCGCTGTTTGGAACATCGTTGAAGTTAAATCCTTTAAGATACAAATAATACGAAGTTGTACCAGAAGTAGTGTGCGTTATTGTGGCGTAATTAGTTGAACTGGTATCTGTATACATGTTATTAGCGTTTGATACGGTGACAGTATTATTAGAAACAGAATATGTCGAAGGAACAAGTTTAATGGTTGGCATACTTATTCCTCCTTATGTTTTAAGATATATATCACCATTTGCTCCAAGTGAAGATGATGGTTCACTCGAACCTGTATAATAATGTTGAATAATAAGATTGCCAGTTACTTTTGCGCCGTTTACATACGCAGTATATGAACTTAGAATTACAGAGGCTGTAGCTGTAGCGTCTGTTGTTACGATATACTGTGCAGGAATAGCATATACTGTAACTGTTCCATAACCATCGTAAGTAGGACTGGCGCTGAATGATTGAATAGTTGGAGCAGGTGTTACGCTCAGCGTGCTTAACGATGGCTGTGGAACCAAATCTTCAATAGCTTGAACAAAGTCATCAGGAAATGTTAATGATTGAGAAGTTCCGCCTTTAATGCGAATTGCATCAGCAATAGAAGTGACTTCTGTTCCTGTAGCATAATAATACGTTTCAGGCATTAGAAACTCACCCCATTTGCAGGTATGATAGAACACCTTGCTACGATTTCGTTCATGACTGTAACTTCTGTCCAGTCATTGGAATCAAAAGATCCTGTTGTAGAAGTGGTTGCTCTATAAACCTTGTCTTCATAAGAACAATAATCACCAATAGAATAGTTATCAGTTGGATCATATTCTTCGGCAACTATTTCTGTACTGGCGCTGCCGCCAAGCTCATATTGTAAACCGCTTGGCAACGTAATGGTTTTGATTTTGCCGACAATTGCCATGCGGCATACCTCCTTTACGATACTGTAATAGTAGAAGCAGATCCACTAAATGTGGGTTGAGTAACAGTACCTTCGGGTGTACCGCTGACAGAAACACTGCCCTGTGTGCCTTGGAAAGCAAGCTTCTTTCCCGTTCCGGTAAACGCAAGCTTCTTTTCGACACCTGTAAATGTAGGAGCAGTTGCGCTATATACAGCATCGCCTGTCTTTACTGTTACAGATTCGCCAGCAGAAGCGAGACTTCCGGCATCCCAAGAGATGGTCAAGTTTTCTTCTGATACTGTCATAGACAAAGAAGCCAAAGAACCAGCAGAACCAAACGGAGTAATAGAAGCAGTAGAACCTGCGCTAGACAAACTAATGGCAGGAGCTGCAACACTACCTTCGGGGGTATAGCTTGTTCCATCACCAGAAGCAGTATTCACAGAAATAGTCCCGGCAGGAGTAAACGCTACTCCGTCTCCATCAGAGTTATTAACAACAATAGAACCTACAGGCGTAAAGTTTCCTGTTGCGGTCATAGAAGACCCGCTGAAAGTAGGCTGAGTTACTGTGCCTTGAGGAGTATAAGAAGCACTTGCTGTATCTTGAGTTGCTAAAGAACCTAATCCAGACATATCACCGAATTCGTGCCACATCGTTCCATCGAACACGAATTCTTTTTTGTCATAAAACACTGCGTCCTGTGCGACAGCAGTATAACTTTCACCGTTAATTGTAATAGGATTTGTTGTTGCCTCATCTGCAAGAACAGTTGTGGTTGTACCTTTTAATTGAATACCACCAGCAGCAGTAGAGCGTGCAACTGCGTCTTTGATATTATACGTAGTACCAGATGGCAACGTAATTTGAGAAATATCAGGCATGTCTATCAACTCCTTATAGCCTGTTAAGTATGAGTGTTTCACCTGACAAAGTATAGTTTAATTTGTTGTTCCACTTCTCTCTGTCAGACGAAGAGACATGGATCTCAGCTTCATTAATATGTCCCTGAATCGTAGTAATAACACTCTGGATCTGGTCGTCACCAACAAACGGAAGATCTACCAGATAAGCCGAGCCATCACCAATTTTGACTCCGGGAACATTCTGAGACTGATTATTTTTTGTTATCGTGCCACGGTCTGTATATATGATAATCTGTCCACGAGCTGGAATATATGTAATATCACTGTTTAATTCAGCAGTTGTACCAAGTTCAATTGGTAACTCTGCTAAAGGCACAAGACCAGACGAATTAAGTGAAGCTACACCATTAGCTGCTCCAATTTTGTCAGAGTCAACCTTTTCATCTAACGCATCCTGTATACCTTCAATAACAGCTTCCAGAACATCATTGTTCGGATAATCATTAAGTTTTCTGGAGAAATAAGTCAGCCCCGCAGCATCCAGAAATTTTTTAGTGGTTATTGTATTAGGCATCGTTATTCACTCCTTGTTGTCTGAATTACTCAGATTCTGCAGCAGCAATAGCTGCATCGATTTCCTGATCAGTCAGAGCAACGATAGCCCCATACACATCTGAAGCGTATTGTTTTACACCGTACACAGTCATGGTTGAGGCAGTGTCGTTACTGTCTCCAAGTACATCATCAGCTGCTCCTGCTGCATCAAAGTCAGTAGTGTCCGCAAACGCGGCTGAACCGAGTCCATGAACCTCAACATCAGTGCCGTCTACACTAATAGTACCGTCTGTCGAACCTTCAGAAATAGACTGAACCGCAGAAGCACCAGCAGAAAGTTGTGCACGTACAGCAGGATGAAGCTTCGCTCCCGTAATTGAGTCATCGCTAATAGCAGCTGTAATTTCATGAGTGTTGGAATTAATAGTAAGAACAACCATGTCTCCAGACTGAGAACCGGAAGTAATAGATTCAACAAGAGTATCAACAGCAATATATAAATCAGAGTTAGCAGAGTTTGCTAATACGAGATGAATATAGGTTCCTGCATTACCCCATGCGCCAGATGTGGTTTTTGTTTCAACCGTACCACTTTGAACAACCATATCTTTAGGAATGTTGATGTCAACACCCATTTTTGTTCCGGCACCAGTTCCATTCGTATACTTCATCAAGGAATAAATAGCTGCATAGTTGCCGCTGTTTGAGGCTTTTTCAATTCCGTAAGTATCGGTGCTTCCACCGCCGCCTCCGCCAGTACTACCTACATACAGACCTTTATTTCCCGTTGTTTTCAGCTGAAGGAGGTTGCCAGCTTCAGAAGAAATCTGTACCCTAATGTCTTTCGAATCAGAAATGACAATAGAGTCATCTTTAGCGGCAACACTGTCTAGTTTGGCATCGTATCTTTCTTTGATCTTTTCCCAAAGATGACCTGTGCCATCCGCGTCTAAGAACTTTTTGTCAACAATTGTGTTGAAAGCCATTAGTATCACTCCTTTCATAAAATAAAGAGGAAGGCCGCCAAGATTGTTCCTGACGGCCTTTTAGATTATCGTTTCTTTTTTTCCATTTTTTCAATAAGCATTTCAATTTGCTTTTGTTGCTCAAGAATAATTTTTCTCATTTCTGCAATTGTCATGGGCTTTTCTTGTTCGGGTTCAGGCTCATGTTCAACAACATATTCTTCGCGTTTAGGTTCAGTCACTTCTTCAATGATTGGTTCGCCCTCTTGAAGTGAAGTTAAAATATCGTTGTATTCAGTTTCGTTAATAACGACTACATTTGCAGTATCAAAAGTTTTTGCATCCTTGGGCGCTTTCTTGAGCCAAGAAGCTTTGTATATGTTTTTTTCATCATATGTTTGAACAAACTGACCTTCGTCTACATCGCAAACATACAACTTATGTCGTTTCGAGTTCCATTTAAGAAAAACATTTCCGACACTGACAATCTTATTGTCAATCAAGATTTTAAAGTATGTCATGTGTTTTCACGCTCCTTAAATTGAGAACATCAGAACGACGCCTCTCCGCTGGTAATCTTGATAATACACGTAAGTACTTGTAACAGAACCAGTCGGATAAACCGTGTAATGATAATAACTGTTGGAAGATGTATTATTTGTACGAGTCCAGTATGTAATAGATCTGATCCATAAACCACCTTGCGGACCTCTTGCAACAATATTGTTAGCTGTATCATCTGTGAATCGACCACCAAAGTATGTGTGTTTGGTAGCTGTGTTTTCACTGACATATATGTACGCACGGTCGGATGTAATCCAAATATCTCCTTCATTTACAGTAATTGTATCTGTATAAAGGGTAGGATCATTTAGCTGATCGGTAAACACTTGTGCGTTTTCGGGTATGTTAATGCCCATAAACTTAACACGAGAATTATTGTTCGTAAACCAGCTAATTTGTCTGCCTTCAGAACTGATAAGGTTCTGTGTAACAGATGCCATATCTGCATAAGCAGGAATATACATTCTATCTGTTGTGTATTCCAAAGCGTACGGGTTGTCAGAACCGCCTTTTGTCGTAATACGAACAGGTTTGACAATAGATTGCCAACAATAAGGCAATGCATAGAAACATCTGTTGTTTACGAACGATCTGAGAATAGACTGTGTCCATCCGCCATCAGTGTTATACTGAGTAGAAGGATACATTTCGTAGAACTGAGGAAGTGGAGCGCTTGCAATAAATGATGCGCCATCAAACAAACCAGTGCCGTCATCCTTATTGTATAAACCGTGTCCACGATATTGCATTCTCCATGTTTCGTGTGGCCACCATGCAAGTTGTTTAATAACATCTGTTCCAAGATCATCGTACCAAATCTTAGCCCAGTGTATCCATCCCTTTGCCGGATTGCTATAACCTTCTGATCCGTATGCAACTCCACCGAATGAAAGCACTGAGTCAATGACTGTTTCCTGGGCTCTAACGATTTCAGTATAGAATATATTGGGATTATAAGCATCGTATCTGTAATAGTATGAATTATTAGGAGTTGCATCTCCACCATAGGAATTGGAGTGATACACGTATCTGCCACCGTTATTAGATGCGATGTAAAGATTCTTAGAACCTTTCCTATGTCTTAATACTACAATTCCTCTGTTGTTTCCGTGACCTACTATTTCAGATGCATTACCCCAAAGAACTCTGACACTTTCGTTTTCGTTATTATTATTTGACAGATAATAATGAATTCTAAAGCCTTCAGCATTGCCGGAAGCATCACAGCAACTTACAATTGTTGCATCTGTTGTTCTATCACAGAACTCATAGTCTACTGCAAGCGTAAAGCTTGGAGCATTTTCATCAAACAAACGAATATTGTTCATTCTGACAATTTCTTGACCGTTAAAGTATCTTTCTTCTAACAGAAGCTGTGACTGCACGTTGTCGAAGTCATAATCTTTACCCGTCTCGATGTCAACATAATCCTCATCTTCGAAATATGCTGACGCTTGATTTGTTTTCGCAACAGCATAGATCTCGGCAATGCTCATATCTTTGAGTTTCTTCATGCCAACAGTAGGAAGCGGAGCACGATCCCATATAGCATATACATCAGTATCTTCTGTAATGTATCCAGTAGATTTATTCCAGTTCTTAAACACCCAGAAGTATAAGTTTGCTTCTTCATCTGTTTTTACAGGCGGGAAAGGATGGTCAACATCCTCATATACAACTTCAGTACCATAAGCAGCATTTGTTGTTTTGAGCAAAGCGCCATTGGTTGCGAACCAACGAACTTGATACGTTCTGGTTGAAGTAGCATATGTAGCGACAACTGTTCTATTATCCATGACAGCGCCAGTAATATTTTCCCATCCGCTAAAGGTATAATCATACTGTGCAGTAGATTCCATCGTAGGAGTGTCAATAAGATTGTTCGCAACAGGATCAATAATAGTTTGACCACGATCAACATACTGCATGTAATTATTTCCCAGTCTGTCTTTGACAGAACTTCCGTCTGGGTTTACAAAGTATACAATAAATTCATCTACCAGATTATCATAAGTAATGTGTAAGTCACTGCCCCACGCAGCATTATATAGATCAAGACTTCTTTGTCTCATTGAAGGAGTGTAAACATCACCAGCAAGAACAGATTGCGGAATTGTAATATTATTCTCGTTCAAGCCTTGTAACACAAGGAGTCTATCAAGAATATTGCTATTCGGAAGAAGCCAGTCAACACCGATAAGCCTTACAATTTGTAAAGCAGGAGAAATATTTACAATACTATAAATATTTACATTAGGCGTATTTTCATAACGCAACGAAATAAGAGCTGAACAGTCTGCAATAACAAATGTATTATCATCAAGATACGACAGATTTACCAAACTTAAAGAGGTCGGTTTATTGATAATAGCAGTAGTAATTAAACCACCATCTGCAAACGTATATGCTGTAAAACCAGAACCTGTTGTATCAAGATATAACAACGCAGGACAATTGGAAAGATCAAGAGCAGAATCTGCATTGGGTAAGTTCTGTGCATAGAGTCTTTCAAGCATTATGTTATTACCCAAAGCTAACGAACGTAAAAATGTATTTTCATATCCGTATTCCGTTGAACCAATGGCGAGTTCTCTCAACCTGGTTGCTCCAGAGAATACACAAGTATCTGGATAAAGCTGCTCAAGTCCGCTGACTGCTTGAATCATAGAAGCTGTGTTAACAACGACAAGCATGTTGTTAATATAACCCGTGTTGAAAGGAACCGTTAAAGGAATACCTCTTTCAACTTTAATAGGTTCGATTTGTTTTGTACCTGCATCAACAGACACATACATTTTATTGTACATGGTAATTGTAATTGCGCCATTAGGCTCTATACCACCAAGAGTGCTCTTATGTACATATCCAGAATGTCCGTTGTAAGTTCCGTATCTCCATTCGTCATCTATAATCTGAGAAATTGAGATTAACTCACCAACGGGGACAGGATAGCCACTTGAAGCCATAGAAGGTGTCGGCCTCAACTGCGTTCCGTTTTCATCAATAACATAATTGTTCCATGTATTCGGTGTGTATGCACGGAAGTTAATATTAGAAGCAGTAGAAGCACTTCCGCGATATTTAGAAGAATCATACAATTCTTCAAAGAACTCGTAATGCTTTCTCTGATGGGTCTTTTGACCACCATCAAGGAACGGAATCCAGTCATCTTTGCCTACGATACCTTCTTCATAGGTTCGAAGGTAATCGTACCAATAGCACTCAACCCAGCACCTTTCTGGAACTTTATGTTGTTGAGCAGTAAGGAAGTTGTGGTAGGCAACAGCAGACCATGCACCAGCAGATTCACGGTTAATAAACATGGTGCGGCAAGCTTCGTAAAGATTCGCACAGAAGACAAACCAAACAGAGTCACTGCCGTTGAAAACTTTCATGCCTCCAATGTCGTCATTCCATTCGTTACCATAGTCAAACACTAATTGACCTTGGTTGTTATTACCATCAGAAGTATCCATATCGTAAGCCTTGGAAAGATCCCAGTGAATTAAGTCCGTAGAAGACCAGAAGTTGTTCTTGGAAACGTTATCCACCATTGTGTGACGTTCAAGATAAACATAATGGTACATGAAAGAGTCCATTACCATGTAGTCTTCACACTCAGACAGCATTTTGGCCATGCGGCGTTCAAAAGTGTCATGAGTGTATGTCCCAGAATACTGTGTAATAGTTGTTCCTCTTAATACCTGTAAACCATCACGATCATGACCCCTGAATGTATAATCGCCATACGTCTCAGGCTCGGGGAGCAATTCACCAGTCGGACGACTCGGATCATTACAGGCCATCCACCATACTAAACGATACCAAGCATTGACAATATCGCTGCTAGGATTCTTAGTATCAGGATAACGCATACCATAATACTTCTTACCGTTCCAAGTTTCTTCTGCGAAATAATCTTCATAACTTAAGTTATTCGGATTTACCATGCGCATCTGGTCATCGTTGTTGTCGTTGACTTCGATACACACTTCATTCGGATTAGACAAGTCGTGGAAAACATGGACATTCTTTTTAGAGTTGCCCATGTTGGCAATAGAGTACATATGGTACTTATTGTCGCCCCATAAGACATAGTGCGAGTCATCAGGAATTTCGCCGCTGTCCTTAATGAACTGAACACCCATAACAAATTCCATACAGTCACGAGGTGTTAAGCTGGGATAAGGATTGTACATCTGGTACCAAGCGGCATTACACATATTGTTAACCTGCTCACAAGAGGCAAAGTTAACTTTAGTATTCGAATAAGTAATAGGACAAGAATTATCAGTAAGTTTAATACCAAGAGCACGAATGTATTTCACAGGATTCCTGTTGTTGTCTCTTTCGATGACAATCCATTCAGGTCCAAGTGTGCCTTCGGCGTCTACATCATTCGTATTGATAAACTTAACAGGATTCTGCTGATCATCTTCTTCATAAACAACCCATTCCTGTCCTAAAGAAGCAACATCCTGAACTCTTGCAGCAGCTAAAGCTTGCTGAACAGTATAAGTTCTGCGAATGCCAACAGCAATCTTCGCATCAAGGACTGTAAACTGTTTTGCGTGTCCGGGATTATCTGGGTCTTCCGTGTACCAGTTGTTGCTGCCGCCATAAGACTCATCCTTAACACCACCAGCCAGAAGGTTATTGCCATAACCATCTTCCAAAGATGAAAAGTTGATATCTGTATTGGCTGCACCACGACGATAGTTAACAGAAGACGTACCTTGAATAGACATTTTGCCAGAACCGGAGATCTGATAATACTGATCGCCGTCTGTCCAAATTTGAGTAAAGTCACATCCGCTGACTTTGTCGTCTTTGCTGTTGGTGATGTAAGGTACATCATACATCCAGACACGACAATCAGGATTATTCCTTGCTAGTTCGGTAGGACTAATGTCTCCACCTTCATCTAAGATATGGTTGCGGTTATAACGTAAAGCCATTTCGGTGGCATTCGGAGCATCCATAATAAAGTTGTCAATATGACCGTCACGAGTTACCAGACGAGGATAGGCTTTTACCATATAAATATAAACATCGCAATCATCAGAACCTAATACAATGTTCTTTTGAGAACCAATGGCGTGAGTGAAACTGTCATTAGAGTCGTACACACGGCAGGAAGTAATGACGCCATCAATCCATGCCATCATGTATCGGAAACCACTGACAGGATATACATCAAATTCTAATTCCGTATATTCATCTTCGCCATAAGGAACGTTAACGGTTGTACCGGTAGAGTTAAATACTGCATTGTGAGCATACATCTGCAAACCAACATTAGAATAGCAATCTGCAATCTTAGCTTCATAGTTGCGGCAGTTTTTAACCTTATAGATGATTTTGAAAGTCATACCATAAGATTTAGGATCGGACTCAAATAACTTATGGTTAATTGTCATCCAAGTACCTGCCTTAATGCAGAAGTATTGTTGTAAGTTTCCAGAATCATCAGTTTCAGTCTTTAATCCACCGTTGACCCAGTCAAAATTGTTTGAGAATGTAGCGTCGATGCCGTTGGATTCCCAGTTCTGAACCGCAGAGTTCGATGCAAAGTCTGAGCTCTTGAAGCGGAATGTATAACCAGGCACTTCTTCAACGTCAAGCGTCACAGCATTAACCCTAACAGGGATAGTCCTTTCAGTTGTTCCGCATCTTATGGATAAGACATGGACACCGCTGATGGGAGTTTGTTCTTCATCAAATATTTGATCAACAGAACCGATATTCGTAGGAGTATAAGACCAATACTGAACAGACCTGTCAATATTATCCCAAGAACCAATTTCATTTCCGTCGACATACAGAGTTGCATCTGCCAAAACAGAAGATGGATCGTAAATGACAACAGGGATACGAATAGTATCGTATTGATTCATTTCAATATCTTTCAAGGATACAGCAATGATAGGTCTGTGGTCTCCGGGAGTAGCAAAGATCATTTCATGATACTGAGAAGCTGTGCGTTGAGGTTCACCGCCGATTGTAGCAGTTAACCATCTTTCAACACCATAAGAACCATGAAGCTGATTCGGAATTACAATAGACTGAGTTGCGCCAGTTTTACTAGTGACAGTTGTAGCTAATTCGGTTTCACCGACTTTAGTATGAGAAGTCTTCTCAACGTCACCATAAACAATCCATGAGTCAGTAAATGCTGTTGTGTTAATCTGAGTGTCATCATAGTTCCACTCAAACCGCATATTAACAGCATTGACTTTCCATGTCTTGGTAGCAATAACATCGGAATCTCCACCGAGATCTGCGCTAACAGAAACCTTGATGGTGTTGTTACCGACATTCAAATATGGCCCAATATCAAAAGTATTATTACCGTGAGTCACATTAACATTTCGAGCAACGATAATGTTATTAACGCTCCATGTGCTTCCATTTAAGGTGGCGTTGTCATCACTGCTGTCTTTAGCAACAACACTGAATTCAATCGGTACAGAGGCTCCATATACACAGTTAACAGATTCATTGGTAACTCTGGTAATGCGCACATAACCACCTGTGGCTCCGCCTCCACCACCGCCACCTTCGATATAAACATTGTCAAAAAGATCATTACCGTTTTCATCGTAGAAATGTAAGTAATGATTTTCATCATATACAACAGACTTAATAGGTAAATCGGTTTCAATTTCGATGAGCTTGGACGTGCCGTTTGCGTAATCTACACGTAATCCATCCTCGACTTTCACGACATCAGAAACGTTGTCACCTAAAGTCTGAACAGCAGCCTGTAAACTGGAAATATCTGAGTTGATAGGGCCTAAAGCAGTGGTTAAAGCAGTAGACACAGCAGACGATACAGAAGAAGATAATTCTGAACTGGAAACTGCATCAATATTGCTTCTTGCTTGTTCCTGTTCTTCAGAAGTAAGATCCTGATCGTCATCATAACGAACATAACTTCCTTCTGGAATTTCATCGGCAGAGACTGCACCAATGTTGGCTCTTGCCTGGGCTTGTTGTTCTGATGTTAAAATTTGCTCTGTAAATTTAACTGCATCAGGAGATGAAACACTAACATATTCCTCGCTTGTTTCATCCCAACGGTAGAAAGTGTTTGTTGATATGTCAACATAAATAATTCCAGTTGCACCTTCAACTGGGAATTCGCTTACATCATCATATTCAATGATGCCACCTGCATCAATAGGTGGAAGCTGACTTACGGGAATATGTCCGCTTGAATCAAGCACTGCAATACCTTCAGGTTTACCATAAGTGTTTTCAAGATTAGCTTTAAACCTTTCAAGGTTTTCCAACGTGACGAGCTTCGCTTTTGGCATTTCCGTTCATCTCCTTTCTTGGAAGAAATATAAAAAGGGAAGGAGGGTCCGAAGACCCTCCTGTGTTAGATTTGTTCCGTAGCTACGGTTAGTAACCATGTTTCAAATTCAGCGACAGTAGTTACGCCAGTTGTAAATGTTGTTGGATCAGAAGTAAATGTAATGGTTTTCTTATCATTACTAGTCCATATATTAGATCCGATATCGTCCCAACGATAAGCTGCTTCATAGTTATATCCTTCACTTGGATAATACTCTAGAATGTTGTCAACCTGTCCCGAAGGAACATATTTCAAAGCAGTATATGCATTGCTGCCTGCGTCTGTAAAATGCGCATTCACTTCTACTGCTGTGTTACTGGACGGGTCGTTATTAAATGTAAACGTTCTTCCAACCAAAGTGCTGTTAGAAGTATATGTATTAGTAAAGTAAACGTTGCTCGGCGTGTTTTGTGCTACAGCATAGCAATTTAAAACAATGATGCCGCTATGCGTATAGTTTGTAATATCGTAATTGCTTTCAGTAAACTGAATAACTGTACCAACAGGCACATTTTGGATCGTCCATAAATAACCAAGATGAGTACCTGTATCTTGTCCATTTGCAGATGTAAATACTGTATCATTATAGTTATTAGTTATCTGGAAATTTTGTGGCATCGTTCCATTTACGAACGAAGCATAAACACGAACATATCCTACTTGCTGAGCATAAGCATTGGAAACAGACACAACCGTATTAGAGCCGTCAGTAACGGTGGCACTGTTTGTAGCTGTATAATCAACAAGATATGCTGTAGTACAATCGAGGCCAGAAATAGTGTTATTAGACTCTGTAACCGTATAAGTTCCTAATGTAAGATGATTAATGGTATATACACCTTGTGTCATATCTCCATAAGTAAAAGTACTACTATACGTTGTTGCGTCTGTCGAAATCTGTTTCGGTCCTGTTACAGTAAATGTAATACCGTTCTTTTGAGTAGACGTTAATAAATTATCATCTCCGCTAAAGGCTTTAGTAATGGTAAGTGAACCTTCAAGTTTATTTACGCTATTAGTTACAGCCATTGTCTTAGCCGTACCGTTCGTTAATGTAACATGATTCGTCGCCGTACCGCCAGTTAGATAAGATGTTGTAATTGTAAAGTTCTCAATTACATTATTTGTTTCTGTGACTACATATTCACCAAGAGTAAGCCCATCAAACGTAATGCTGTTGTTTGTCATGGCTGAATACACAAAGCTGTTGCTATAACTATTAGGTCCGGTTACAGCAAACGTGAATGCGTTCTTTTGCACAGTTGTCAGACTGCTATCATCGCCAGTCCAAGTATTGGTAATAGTAAGCGAACCAAGCTGTTCGTTTGTGAACGTCATGTCAAGTCCTGTAACAGCATCCGCAGAAGGAACCTTAACAACATTCAAAGTTCCATTAGCATTGTCAGATACAGAGACACTAATCCACTTTTTAGATACATCATAACGAACATTGTTGTTAACATTGTTTGCATCAAGAGTAGGAAGAACTTGTTCAATTAAGAACCAGTAAGTAGCTTGTGTATCATCTCTAAGAGAATTCTTAGCAAAACTTACTATATTCGTAAAATCAAGATCCTGAGATGCGTTTTGATTTGCTGTCATCGTCACAGGATTTGCAAGCACAACATTGCTGGATGCCTGAACCGTACTATTGTTTCCTGTAACCTGTGTAATACGAGCCGTAAAGGATTGCGTACTCAGACTGCCGTTTGTGATAATTTCACGAACCTTGAAGCTGAGACTTCCTGTAGCAGCATATACATTCGTAAACGTAATTTTGTTGTTGCTTGTATAAGTAGGTACAACACTAAGTGTACCATCCGAATTGTCAGAAATTGTAATAACAATAGGATCTGTTGTAGCACTTGTAGTCGTACCAGCCATTGTGCATGTTTCTGTTGCAACATAGTTAAATACTTTAGAAGCCAAGCCATCAAGATCAGATACATTATATGTTATCTGAGCGAAATTAAAATTCGCAACGTTTGTAGTAGTTGTAAGAGGTACAGAAACAGAAGACGGATTCGGAAGTCTTCCTCCATCTGTTGCTGTAATTGCAACACTGAGAACATCCTCATTTCTAAAGTTGCGATTGGCTAATGTTTTTGTGCCGGTGAGGATGATAGATCCTGATGCGTTATATATGCTTGTGAAGATAAAACGCTGACCATCGCTATAGGTTGGCGTGACTGTAAGTGTACCATCTTCATTGTCCACAATAGTAATATCAAGCGTATGCGTTAACGCATCGTTTGTGGCACCTGTAATGACTGTAGCCTCTTGACATACATAACTGAATGTCTTCGAAGCTAAGTATTGGATGTCGGCTAATGTAAATGTTAATTCCATAAAGCTGAAATTGACACTGTTTTGACCGACCGTTAAAGGAACATTAATTGTAGATACGTACGGAAGTTTTCCACTATTGGTAGCCGTTAACGAAACAGACATTGTGTCTGTTGCGACAAACTTGCGATTTTCAAGATTCTTAGTACCGACAATGGTAATAGAACCTTGAGCGTCATAAGTTCCACCAAAGGATACGCAGATACCATCACTATAAGTTGCGGTAACAACGAGTTGTCCTCTTTTGTTATCTACAACGCGCACAGAAATCGTATGTGTAATTCCATCAGGTGTAACACCGGGAATGTTTGCAGTTTCGTTTACAGTATATGTAAACAACTTCTCGTCATCATACCCACTGATAACATTTCGCATATCTGTTAATGTATAAGTAATTGGCTGGAATTCAAATTCTGCAACAGATTCACCAACGGGAATCACAACAGAAGCTGTTGCAGGAGAGGGAAGTTTACCATTGCCCGTAATAGAAACAGAATACGTGTCTGTATTCTTGAATACACGATGAGTTAGGGTCTTTATCCCCTCAAATGTAACAGTACCAGAAGCTTGATATACATTCACAAAATCAAGATTGAGCTCTGTATCGTTAGTAACAATTTCCAAAGCACCATCTCTGATTTCATCCAGAACGGTAACAGTAACCGTGTATTCTGTATCATCAATAGTGATACCATCACCGGACGTACTTGTTTCTTTAACTGTATATACATGTGTACCAATATCGTCCAACGTATAATTAATGGGCGGGAAGACAATTGCGGCACCTTGTCCGGATGCAGCAGCTTGGGCTGTAGAAATATTCTCTGCAACAACAGTATTGCCTTCTTTGATCTGCACCATAAATTCGCGAGCAGCCATGCTTCTGCCGTCAACAGCAATTGTTCCACTGAACACGACCCGACCAAGGGCAGAATAAGTATGAGAGAAATAAAGAGCGTTGTAATTGCTACTCTTTTCAATCCTTACTGTGCCGTCACCCATGTCTGTTAAAGTAATAGTAACCAAGTGTTCAGTTGGATCAATATCGACGCCACTGATTGTATGAGCAGTTTCTTTAATCTTGTAGACATATTCCTGCGTTGTTTCGCCTGTGGGAATATCTGTAGAGTTATAAAGAACCGTTCCTAACCCGTAGTGCCAGCTGTTACCGCCAGTAGGGTAGATAGTTGTAGTCGTTTCCAAAGGAAGAGGAGCCCCAGGCGTGACTGCAGAAATACTCAAAGTCACAGAGTCTCCTGTTTCAAAACGACGACCAGAAATAAATACAGCACCAGAGAACAGAGCCATTGAGAACATTGAGTCGATATCTTCCTGCGTTGCCGTATAAGGAATATCGTTCTCATCAATATAATCTTTAATGGACTGTTCACTGTTCAATGAAATTAAAAGATTTTCGCCGTGAAGAAATACGTCACCGATTTCGCCATTGACGGTTGTGACAACACCGTCACGGCCTTGGTAAGTCGGAACATATAAAGGTGTAATAGATCCGTCTACCCACGTTAAATTGATTTTTACCCATGTAAATTTGCCTTGTTCATATACGGGAACACTCGACCATTGCGAGTTTTCTGCCGGATGGTTAACTCCGTCTGTAGACACCTGATAGGAGAAAGAAACTTCTGACCCGCGTATAAGCTGTGCCATATTAGCAATTGCTTGCACCCATTGCGCAGGAGTTCCGTTAAAACCATTACGAACGGCAGTTTCATATAAAGAAACGGAACCAATTTCAGCAACTGATTCGTCTTGATATCGAGCGTAAAGCATTCCTGCTGTACCAGTGGATACGCCATCGCCTACCCAGATTTGTACTACGTCACGGTATACAGGCAAAAACTCACTAAAACTTGGATAAAAAGTAAAAAGGTCATTTGTCGCCATTTAATTCACAACCTCTCTTATATGCTGCATACCGTTCCTACCGTTCATTTCTTTGCTTGTGCAACGAATGTTTGTGACAGTAATAACGTTCACCTGAACGGTAAAGGAATAATCATCTTTAAACAGCAGTGATTCTTGTTGAGAAAGAGTTACAACGAATGAACTGCCCGTTCCTGAGCTTTCATTCGTGATTTGTCCCGGGTAAACATTTTTAATTAAAATGATTCGACCGTCTTGTCTATACGAAACACTTATTTTAGAAACGTCTCCGCGAGTTAACGGAATAAAAAACTTATGAGATATAGTTTCGCCAGGAATAAACATTATCATTCACTTCCTTTCTCTGAAAATAAAAGGGATGCAGCACACTGTTGAGTGTGCTGCAATCACTTACATATTTTTAAAATTATTGATTATAGTATTGTCGTCCTTGTGTGCGTTTGCACACTTTGCAATTAGTCGTTGGGGATAAATTCGATAAAATCCTCCAATGATTCGGCTACTGTGAATGGAATACCTTTAACCATTCTAATAATTGGCTTTTCAAATTCTTCAAGCTCTACGTCCATTTCATTGAGTTCTTTTATATCTTTGAAATAGGCATCGGCTTGTTCTCCTCTGATCATGCCGTCCTGGTCTGCAAACTCAGTATATTTACTTCTAATCACTTCTTCTCTTTCATTTTGAAATTCAACAAAATGGCGAAGCTTTTTCCTGAGTTGATACAGAGCCCACTGTTCTTTTTCGTTAAGTTCAGTGTTTGTAGATAAGGGTTCAATAATCCTATAAGTATTAACAATATTAATCTGTTTCATAAATAATCTCCTTATGGATAATAGTATACAGTACAAGGTACTTTTGAAACTGATGCTTCACATCTGGCTGTAACAGAAATGCTAGTTATACGCACATGTACACCAGAATATGTTCTTTGATATAACCTAATGTACATATCATATCCTTCTGAAGCAAGATTGTATGCAGAACCTGTTCCCTTTGAAGTAAACGTAATACTACATGTACGAGTAGTTCCAGATGATTCTATTATTGACACAGGAAGTCTTATATCATAACCAGTAGTTTCACTATTTTCTGTATCTTTTGAAGAATTAAAAGAAGAAAGAGTGATTCTTTTTTCTGACGAACCATTTACAGCGTATAAAGCAAGTTCCAGTACTGGTGCTTCATCGCTTTCACAAACGATTTCCAAGTCGTATGCATATTCGCCAGCTTCATCACCAAATGATTCAGTAGCATCTTTTGATAATAACATGTTTTGTGAAAATGATTTATTTCCTATGACTTGATATAAAATCTTTGCATCATAATATGGTCTTATAAGTACCCAGTCGTGCTTTGCGTTTTGTGTTCCAACGCCCATGTGAGATTCAATACCGTCGACTGTTTTGCGCCACAACTTATCTGTTTGTGTTTCATTTGGGTTCATAACAATAATATCATCACGAGCCCACATCTCTGTTTTTTCATTTGTTTGAGCGTCTGTGATTACAACACGATTACCTTTCATTTCGATACCGGCGTTTGACATATGAACATAGTTATTAGCATCAATGTCAAGTTTTATATATTTGCTGCCGGATACGGCAACACCATTGCTATCAATATCGATACCGCTTACAACGGCATAATTGTTTCCGCCGCCACTTATAGCAGATGATGGTATTGATCCTGCTTTAAACGAAATGCTGTTTGCAGCAGAGAAATCAATATTACCCGAAGAACCAACAGTAATGCCTGTCGGTGTGATATAAACACCACTGTTACTTGTGCCAACATCGGTGCATGAAATATTTATCTTACCGTTCGAAACAGAAAGTGCACTAATCTTAGATGCAGATGCAACACCTGCATTTCCTGAAGCACTTATAACAACACCAGTTGTAGAATCAACAGAAATACCTGCTTCATTTTTTATGGCTGTTGCTGCGTTCGATGTAGATGAACTAATAACTACACCGTTTGTCGATACTTTTATTCCAGCTTCGGTTTTTATTGCAGCTCCAGCATCTGATGTCGACGAACTAATAACAACACCATTCGTTGATACTTTAATTCCGGCAATAGATTTTATTTTATCAGCATTTATTGTGGTGCCAGAACTAACAATGAAACCATTGTTATCAAGTGCCATTAGCGTTCCGTTGGAATTGTTGGTTGCTCCAATATACAAAGATGTTGCTTTGACAGAACCTTTTATGTCTGCGTTTGTTGCAGTCAGTGCACCAGATTGGGCAACTTTAAACGCTGCACTAGATGCAGTTGCGTTACCTGCCCAGAAAGCAATATCTGAATCATTTGTAGTTTTAGCAATGCCCGTTTTATTACCAGTAATTGTTGTTTGTCCAATCGTCCATCCAGCAATAGAACCTTCTTGGGCTGTGATCTTACCTGAAATGTCTACTGTACCATCTTTTGTTGCTTTAACATAATGTACAACGTTATTAACAATGCCTCTGACATAGAACCCATCAGTACCAACATAGACACCTGTGTGTGTCGTATCTGACAAAGATTCAAGTCCATTTTCGTTGTATATATAAGCATTGGTTCCATTGGAGCCGACAACGAATGCATTGCCTTGGCTACCAATAATAACGCTTCCTGAACTTGTTAATTTTAAAGTCTTTCCAGAACTAATATTAATTTCATTATTGGCATTTATTTTGATCTTGCCAACTGTTCCATCCATCACAAATTCTGTTAATTTATTGTCTGGCGATCCGATGCTAACATGTCCTGCTGTTATATCAACAGTAGAAGTATTACCACTGAATACTACTTTAACCTTTCCTCCACCAAGATTAACACCATCAGATCCGATATAGATACCATCAACTGTAGTATTAAGTCCTGCGCCTTTAGAAGTTAAAGTGAAGTTGCCAGAAGAAGCAACGTTTAATTCACCATTGCTGGTAACATTAATGTTACCGCCTGTTAAGTTTAATTCGCCGCCAGAGATAATACTGATTTCTGCTGGGATAACATTTTGATTCTCATCGGTATATCCTGCTCTGATGTCGATAATAGCGTCAGTGGTATGAACTGTACCAGCAGGTCTTGATCCATCTTCAGTCGCAAATAACGTTAGTGCTTTATTGCTGCTTATTTCGAGCTCTTGACCGACATTGCTCATAAGCTTATCTACAGTAATAGACCCGGCAGAGATGCGTTCTGCATCTAAGTGACCTGTTATAATCTCATCTGCTGTCATACCATAACCTGTAGTAGCGGTACGCCATTGCCATGTGCCATCTTCGTTTCTGGAGTTTGCAACACCAAGTCCACGTCCGCCAAGTATCATAGCAGATAAGCCATCGGCAGATTCAAATATAATATTTCCTTGCGCGTCTGTATACCAATTGGAACTACCACCGTTTAAATATGCTTGGTTTAAAAGAATAGCTCCTTCTAATCGAGAACCACTTATGTTACCAGACACAGCTTCGTCATATTGCGATTGTTTTGAACTTATTTGCTTGGCTACTTCAGCGATACGAGCAATAACGTCAGTAAATCCATGTCTTGCTGCCAGCGTTAATTTGGTATCAATTTCAACTGTTGTTTTCCAGGGTTGATCGTAGCAATCTTCGATCTTGTCTATGTATGCCCAACAGTTTGTATGAATTTCATCATCTATTAAATGAGCCACGTCTGTAATACTTAAGATAGGCCATTCAACATCATGCTCCTCATAATAATGTTCGTTCTGAACACCAAACATATCAAGATATGTAAAGTCATAATCGATTTCAGGCATTGAAACTTGCCGAAGCATATCCATTGTATCATCATACAAACGTTTTTCATCACCTGTAACATAATTGGAATCTTGCCAACGACCATCTTTAATCATGTCACAAAGGTTTTCTGTTAATGTGTTTGTAGATGTTGTAATAACTTCTTGCGATGCAAGCAACGTTCCAAGATATGTTATATATGTTTGGTCTGCTAAGTCAGCAAACTTTTCCATAAGAGGATTAATACCTATTAATTCGTTAGGATCAGCACTTGGATTAACAGGATTCAAGATAGTATAGAATTCTTGATTAATATAGAATTCAGTATTGTAATTTGTAATTCTTACGTATCCGTTTGGATTCTGTACTGGCGATCCTAAACGAATAAATCTTGTTCTTGCAGGAGTTGTAAAAGTTCCTGTGCCACCAACCGATAAAGCACTAAGAAACTTTAAGTTTACATCATAAAAGTAAATAGCAGAATTTAAAGGCAAACTGTAACTGTATTGTTTGGATTCATATACTCTTATTGTTCCGCTTCTATATGTGGTTTTTGAATCTTCTTCGGCTCCTGTTGTAAGATTTATTGCACCAAGATAGAATCCCTTATCTGCAATTTCGTTTTCTGCTGGGTAAACAACAGTCTCGTATGGAATTGTATTTAAAGTAAATACGTTAGCTATGTTTCCGTCAGGAATAACATAGCCATGCACAGTATCTATTTTTAATGTGCTTGTTGTTCTCGCGTCTGTTTTGAAAGTCCAATAGAAAGCAAAATCAGTGGCAATAGCATAATTTCCTGCCGGAAGATTTACACAAGCATAAGTGTAGTACTCGTACAATCCTTTATATAACATATCTCTGCGTCTACAATAGTAAAACACTTTTGTAAAATGATCCGCAACACGCTGTTCGGCAGCTGATTCACATTTTACCCATGAACCATTTTCTCCGTGCCAAAGAGTTTTATACTTTAAATTGTAGAAATATGCGTTGTTTTGTACACTTGGTTGATCAACCTGTGCAAACAACCTTCTCCATGTTGTATCGCTTTTAGCTTTCCAACAGAAGTAGAAGTCTCCGACAATTGCAGGATCTTTGTGATATGCATATAACCATTCATACTCCTCGCCTTTGGGAGAAGGTCTTGTTGTGTTAGAGTCAGCATTCCAGAACTGAGTAGTATGCTTGTCTGTTTTATTATAAAGATTCTCTAACAAAGCTTCATCTTCTGAAAGTCTAGCTCCCAAAAGTCCGGCCATACTGTTGGTACAGAATAAGTAAACTTTATCTGTAGAAGACCATCTAAGATCTTTTGACCATACAGTAATAGCAGTAGGGAAGTTTCCGGTACTATACTTAAAGTCGGCAGGATTTCCATCTTCGCCTACAATTAGCGTAGAATTATTATCATAAATAGATTTCAGATATACTTTATCCCACGTTACAGGATTTGTGTTATGAATTACAAGCAATACACTTGGGGTTCCAGATACAGGGTCTCCGTTTGCCTGAAGCTTTGTTGCTACATGCCACTGAAAAAACTTACGGTCAGAAACGTCGTAATCTGTTCTGAAAATTACTCCGTTATTTTCTGTCGTGTCTATTGTTAATTTAACATATTCGTTATCCATTGATTGTTGCGATATTTTCAGCTTCAATAAACCTGTATTATGTTCGGCTATGCGGCTGAGTTCCTGTTCTCCCGCAATATATGCAGCCGCAGACTCTTCACTCGCCTGATACAAGACAGGCAGATCTCTTTGGAATTGCGCCACTTGTTGAAACTGTTCATCTGTCATTAAACCAACATCATAATAATACTGTAAACCCAGTAAATAAGGAAAATGATTCTTTTCTATCGAATATGCTGGATTTGATAATATTACATATAAGTCTGTTGGTTTATCGTATAATGGATAGGCTTTTTGTTTTGTCTCATTCCAGATATAAAGTTGCGAAGTCAAATCCATATCTGAATAAACAAGAATATTGCCTGCTGAAACATTTCCTTTGAAGAAGTGTTTTTTATTTCCCAGATCTTCGAAACAATATTCACTTCCAGTTGTAGTAACAGTAAACCTGTATTCTGAATGTTCGGCAGTTTGCAATGTACAAATACCAGTCATATCGCCATGAGACCCGTAAGCATATAATCTTGTTGCCATATTGTCTGTATTAGTCGTTTTTGAAAGATTATGCGTATTACGATTGTAACATAGTTCAATGACATTGTTATTGTCGATAAGTTCGTATGGTATTTGTTTTGGATCTATATCGTCAAATGGATTCATTGAGATAATATCAACCGTTTGACTATCCCCATGATAAATTGGCTTTGCGTCGAAGACATCGCACAACTGCTCGATAAATCCAAGAGCCCCAGTTCCAGCTTCACCGCTAATAGAACGATGTTTTATAGTTCCATCATCTTCTGTAAATGTTTCTACATACCCAACGTTCCATCCAGAACCTTCAAGAATAGTTGTTAATAATTGTTCCGCTGTTCCAACATTGTTTCCTTCATCGTCTGAAAACTCTAAGTCAACGTTTTTGTTTTTTAACGTTTGGGAAACGTGTCCTGCAGTAACAGTGACATTTTTAGAAAACCCACTATGAACAATTTTAGGTTCTGAAATAATAAACCAATCAGTTTCAGTATCTGTAATAGCTCTGATTTTATATTCAGCAATAAGATATTTCAGCCTGTAGTTCTCTTCTAAACCATTTTCGTTCATACAAGAGGAAGGAATATCAAACGTTAACTCTTTCCATCCGTTGCGTTCAGTCGTGATAACAACATTTGTGGCTTGTCCAGAAATATCCGATTGATTATCGTATAAATCACACACTGCGGTCTTGCTATAATCGCAGATACTCAAATAAAGCTTTCTTGTGCGTTGCACCCTTCCTCACTTCCTTTTACGCAAAAGTTGGTTTATAAGAAAAAGACAGTCTGGATAAATCCATAGTGTCATCTGGTATTATTTCAAGCTCGTTCATTTTTGTAATCATAGTTCTTTCAGAAACTACAGTTACTGAATGTTCAAGTCTTAAAGTCTTATTATCTATTTGTTCTATTATTTTATGCCATGCATTATTAATGTATATATAAAGACCTGTTGCATCTGTATATAATGTATTATACAAAGTAATAACATCATCTGTGCAATCTTCTACATATATATTTCGCACAGCCGGATAAGCAGGTTCAAGCTCAATAAAACCAGAATCATGATATAAGAAAGCAGGAGTAGGAGAGGTGTTAGCGCCAGAAGTATTTATAAGAGTTGTACTTCCATTAATACCATCTATATATACTGCTTTGTTTACATTTGTTGTGTGTGCCTTGTCCATAGCTATAAGTCTGCATTCTTGATTTGTTGTGTTATTACGAATAACAACGCCAAGTCCTGCATTTCCTGCAATCGTAATGCTAACTTGAGCACGTTCCGTCCCAGGGTTATTTAAAATGAGCGACGTGCGAGAAGATAAGTTTGTAAACGATGTGGCCGGAGCCATGTTTGCTTTATCAAATAAGGCGGTGCTTTTCATTGCAAACTCATACTTTTCGTCTGAAGCATTTGTTGCTGATGCCGCTAACGCATACATTGATTCGCTTCTTGCGTATGGATAATAAGCTTTCATTGTAATGGTAATTAAACCATTATAAAGATTAGAAATTTCTGGCGCTGGTGAACCTGTTACTGTTGCATAATAATAACACCACGGTCTTCGATCAAAAATAAGTTTTCCTGATTTTCCGAGTCTGAACAAATAATAAATTTGTTCCATGATACCTCTGTCTATAACAGAGTCTTGGAAATAACAACGGAGGTTAAATTCTTTTGGTTGTCGTGAGACACCGTAAAAATATCCGCCGTTATGTCCATCAAATGTTTCTTCATGCACATTGACATCTGAAGGCCTGTAAACATAAACATCTTCTTTCTCTGGAGCATAGCTTAAACCTAAGTCTGCAATGTCTATCCCGCAAAAGGAAAACCCGCCCCGAATATTGTCACAACTCACAAGTTCACCCCCTTTACAATAAAGTAGAAGGAGAGAGGATTGCGAGAATCCTCTCTCCTTTATGGTTATTTTCGAAGTGTCTCATTTTCAACAAAACAAAAAGAAATAATAACAATACGAAAATTACCATGCATAGTTGGCTAAATTAAGCCCGTCTTTTTGCAACTGTTTGGTAAAAGCTTTACCAACACGTTGCGCAAGGTCTGTTATATCTTGATTGCTACTTATCTGAGCTTCGTTGATAGTAACATTTACATCACCAAACGAAATATCGTTTCCATATTTAGCAGTATCTATATTACTCATACGAGGAATAGCAACATAATTAAACGTATCAAGAAGAGTTCGTAATAATTTAGTATCTGCGGCGTCAAGGAAAGACTCGGGTTTGGCTTTTGTTCCGTCTACCCACGCAAGACCTGTGTAATCTACAAGACCGCCTGTTGCATATTTCTTTTTTTCATCGTTGACAGGCTCTCCCCACGATTTCCATGGTGATTCTAATGTTTCTGTAGATTTGATAGCTTTTGAAAGATCTGCGCCTTCTGATGTATAGTTCTTGTTTTGATCACTGACAACATCAACAAGCCTACCCATTTTTGCAGCTTCTGCGTTGGCTTTTTCCATAGCTTCTTTCATGCTTGAAGCTTCAACAGAACCACCCTGACTTGTTGGATTTCCTCTTGTGTCTGTTGTTGTAAAATAATATGTTTGATTCTTCTTTGTTGTTCCACCAGACTTGTTTTGTGATTGAACTTGAGGTGTTGTAACTTTAGGTGGTTCAACATACCCAACACCAGCATAAGAATTCTCAGCTTCAATATCGTATAAATTTGTATCTCTGTTATACACTGAATCACTATACTGAGAATTAGTGTTATATCCTTGTCTATTGCTAATATCTCTGACATTAAACGTCCACGTTTTCATTTCGGAAAGCGTCTGGAGAATTTGATGTTCATCGTCAAATTCAGCGTTGTTAATCAAAGACTTCTCATAATCGTCATATAACTTACCCATCTGATACAGATAACTTTCTTTTTCTTTGTCGGAAAGTTTCAGATAGGAGTTTTGACTTGTAACGAGAGCTAGCCAACTATCCTTAGAACGCATGGATTCGTCAACTTCGTCCCAATAGGTAAGAAGTTCATCCTTCATTGTACGCCAAGTAGTATGCCAGTTTTCTTCCATCTGCTTGCGTTCTTCATCAGTCTTTTTAATATAATCTTCATTCTCAGCAGCATTCCATGCCATAAAGTCTTCAAAAGATCCACTCAAAAGAACATCAAGTTCTTCTCTGAAGTTATTAGCGTCAGAAAGCATCTCATTTAAGTCTTCTGAATAGTTATTGACATAAGTGTCATATGCTGCGATCTGATCGTCGATAGACTTTATTGTGGCGTTTACTTCTTCCGTGGCTACGTCCCAAGCGAGTTCTTCCTGGAGGTCAGCAATCTTCTTGCGTAATTCTGCCTGCTCTTTGGTGCGCGTCGTATCAGCACTGATTAAAACGAGCTGGTGTTGGTATTCTGCCAGTTCTTCGTACTTGTTTTCTTCATCAACTGCATTCTTACGAGCATTCAGACGTTCGTTAATAAGATTCTTTTCTTCTTGTAAAGCCTGTTTCTTTTTCTCGATGGTCTTCTTTTCAAGATCCCATTGATCCTGATAGTTCTTTCGAATCACAGAAAGAATCGAGTTCTCGATAGAAACAGTAGCGTTGAGCATATCCTTTTCTTTTTGAATTCTTTCACGAATAGCTTTATCTGCTTGCTGTTCAACTGCGATTTGAGCTTTACGAATAGCTTCTTGATTCTTCTCCTGTGCCAATGTGTTCTTTTCAATTGCATTGTTTGTTTGAGAAAGTTGCTCTTCCCATTTATATAGTTCGTTTGTAATGCGCTTATATAAATCGGGTTGATCTTTTACAAGATCTTGTTGTTCTTTTAGTTCTTCAATATAAGCTTCTATTGCATCTCTTGTGTTCAATAAAGAATCATGTTCCCAGCCAAGAGCTGTTGCATAATTTGTCAATTCTCCATTTGTCTGGTACTTTGTTTCTTCATACTGAATCATTTTCTGAGTATGTTGAGCAAGCTCATATACTTCATTGAACTTTTCTTGCTTTTCTTCAAACTTTGCAACATTAAGTTTATCAAGAGCCTCTTGATATTCGTTTCCTAAAGAAGCGATGCTTTCTTCGACTTTGCGGATTTCTTCCTCGAGGCTACGCCATTGCTGACTGCCTTTTGTGATTAACCCGCTGTTCTGAAGAGCAAGAAGATCTTGCAACTCGTCTTTTTGGTTAGCCAACGTCTGAGCAATATTGCGAGATTCTTCTCCAAGAATATTCTGATATTGCGCATAGTTCCTATCTCTATTGGCGGCTTTTTCTTCTTGTTGCAATAAAGCCAGTTCGTGCTCAAAGACAGAATCTTTATCTCCATATTTTTCTGTCATTTCTGTTATTAATGATTCTTCTATTGCCTGTTGATTAGAGAGCATCGAAGCTTCGTATTGAGCACTTGCTTCTTCGAGCTGATAAAGAGTTTTGATTGCATTTTCTCTTGCAGGATCGCTTTCTTCAAGAGCGTTGATTTGCTCTTTTAATTCAGCGATTGCCGCATCGTTCATGTCTTTAAGATTCTTGTTGTTTTCAATTGAAGATTTAAGCGCATTTTGATATTGATCATAATCTCTTGTACTTTCATACATCTGAGCAAACGTATCGAGCATTGTGTTTGCATGAGTAAGAGGTGCTTGCTGATTTTCAAGATCTCTTGCAATTTGAGATATCTTTGCTTCCTGAAGGTCAATAGTATCAGCAGCAACTTGATTTTCAAGTTCTGCGTTTTCTTCTCGCATAGACCAGATTTTATCTCTTGTTTTAATCCAGTCATCGCTATTTTCCTTGTATTTTAAAAGCAAACTTTCCCATTCTTCTATCTGCTTGTTATTTTGCTCAATCTGCTTCTTTGTCTCATCGATGGTCTGATTCATCACCGCTTCGTATGTTTCGAAGTTATTCATCTTTTGATAACGTTCAGCATACTTCGAAAGCATTGAGAGCGTATGATTTGTAGGCTTGTCTTCTATTTCTTGCTTTTGTTCTGTAATTTCAATTCTCTTTCCGTTAAGATCGTTGATAGTATTGTTAATTGACGCCATCGCTTCTTCAGCTGCATAAATGGCTTCTTTTAACTTATACCAATCATCTTCGCCTTCTTTTACTTTGGCAAGCTGTTCTTCCATCTCTGAGATGTTTTCAGCATATGTACTTCTTAACTTTTCTTGTACGTTTATTTCTTCATTAACAGTCTGCTCTTGTGATACATAGTCATTTACAAAGTCATAACCCTTTTCTTTTATTTCAAGCATCTTTGACTCGTGTTCAATTGCAGTAATCTTATGTTTATGCTTTTCAAGAAGTTTGTCAATTTCAGATTTGCCGCCACCGCCACCGCCGCCGGTTTTTCCGCTACCTTTGCCGAGGTCGTTTACAACGATAACTACGCTACCGTTCGCCCCGTCGCCTGAAACAACAGCAGACCATGTAACGCCTTTCCCAGCAAGCGCAGACGCTATAGCTTGTATTCCTTGTTGAGCTTGTCCATCTAATTGTCCAGCTAATTTGCCAAAGTCTAGATGAGCTTCACCATCAACTATTGAAGTAAATTCACCAAGCGAAAGACCTTTCGATGCAAGCTGAGCTGTAACATCGCCTGCAATAGCATCCCATTCTCCCTGGATTGCGGATGCAAGCTCTTGCTTATCTGCTTCTTCGAATACTTGTAAATCTTTTAAGGCATTTTCTTTATCTTTTTTTATTTCGTCTTTATCTTTGCCCAACATTTGAACAAGTTCATCAGATATTTTTCCACTATTTTTGAATTCTGTTCTTGCCTTTTGGCGTTTTAAAACATCGGAAACAGTTTTATTATAGTTTGTTGTAGCTGTTGCAGCTTCTTTTGTGTTTTTACTATTTTTCTTTAATCCGGCATTATATGCATCCATATATTTGCCGTTTGTTTTAAGTTGCTGTCCAGTTTGGGCAACATTATCCATAAAATCATCGTGTGCTTCTGCGGCCTGCTCAACACTTGCGTAAATACCTTTTATGGCTTTTTCTGCATTGGCATACTCTTCAGTGCCCTTTTGGAGCCCTGAAAGTTGCGCCATTGTAAGACCATATTGTTCAAGTTGTTCAGAAGCAGAAAGCCATTTATCAGCACCTTCAACTCCAGAAGTATAATCAGCGAAAGCACCTATTTTATCTTGCTCTCTGAGAGATCCAATTCCATTAGCAGAGCTGCCAATACTTGCAGCAGCAATAAGCTCTTGAAGCTTTTCGAATCTTTGAATATCTGTTAAACCAGATATACCAAATCCAGCATTTTCAAACAACAACGCAGCATAATCAGCGTTATATTGGGTAAGACCCTCATACGGGTTGAATTCTTCTGGAGCAGTAGGCACACGACCATCATGGTCTTGTCTCCACTTTTTTTTATCACGACTATTTAATGCATTATACTCGTCATATTCTGTTCTTGCAGTTTCCCATTTATCATAGTTATTTCTGACGGTCTGAGCAAGTTCAGAATTGCCAGTAATTTCTGCAAGTGCTTCATAACCCTTTTCTTCGTCAGCTTTACTAATAGAACCATTCAAGAAACTAGTAGCATATTGATAAGTTTCGCCAATAGATTGAACTGGTTTTACGTTGTTATGTTCGTCAGATATTCCTGCAATTAATTCGGCAAGAGAACCTAATGCAGACGCTAATCCTTCACTGGAATCTTCTATGTTCGAAAAATCTAACTTTCCATCTTGTCCGATTTTAATGCCAAGCTTATCAAATTGTTTACGTAAATCGTCGGAAGAAGAAAGAAGTTCGCTCCAGTTTTTTACGTCTGAATCATTAACAGCAGTTGCTAAATCAGCAACAGATTTAATGCTACCATTAGTTAATGATTGATAAACAGCATTTGCGGCAACAGCTTGTTTGTTGTTTTGCTCATAGTTTAGTCTACTATACGTAAGTGCACCTGCTGCTGTACTTAAATCATAGTCTTCTTCTGTAAAAGTAGGCTCGTTACGACGTTCGTTGTCAGAAGCCCTCTGGAGACTATCAGAAATTGCTAAACCTTTAGCTTTTCTTTTAATAAGTTCGCGTGTGTAAGTTCCAGCAACAGAAAGTCCAGCTTCGTATAGATCTGCAGTTTCGTTTGAATATTCAAGTTCTCCGGAAAGAATTTTATTTAAAGCATCTTGAGATTCTTTCTTTGTAAATGTTTGTTTTTCTGTACGAAGAGGATTTACTACATCAATATCTGGAACTCCAGCATCTTCATAGTGTCCTTTTCCAATAAGACTTTCTCTTCGTTCAGTCTCGTCATAATCAGCATAAGAAGAACCTTCCTTATAGACTGTTCCGTTTTCATCAACGGTATATCCTTTGGGAAGAATATAATCACTAACCCATTTATATCCTTCTTCTTCTGCTAGAGCGTCGAAAGCTTCTTTGTCTTCAGCAAAATCGCGTTCTGCGGATAAAGACTTTGCTCTTTCTTCTCTTTGTTGGGAACTAATACGCTGAGCCTCTGCCTTCCAGTGTTCTGTGTTGTTTATTACACTGGCTTCAGAAGCACCTGTTAATTGCATAATAGCTTCGCGCTGTTGTTCTTCCGTGCCAGAAAGCATTGCTGCTAATTGACTTTCGGAATGAATATCCTGTCTAAGCTTTACAACAGCTTCAATTTCAATTCTTCCACCTTTTTTGAGTTTTTCAATTGTAGCCGTTGTACCTTCAAGCAAATCTCCTGCTTCTTCAAGTTGCTGAAGTCCTTCAATTTCATATTTTATTTCTGCATTTTTCTGGAAGTTATCAAGAGAAGTTTCTAAATCCTTAAGTCGTGCAACATCATCATCATCAAGCTTTTTCCCTTTCGCTTGAAGATCTGCTTGTTTTTGCAACAAGGCAGAATACTCACCCCAGTTAGACCATTGAGACATATATTGATCTGCCAAAACAGTTGAATATCCGCCTTCAGTCCCGTATGTTTTATTTTTTATTGCTTGACGAACATCTTTAATTCCTTCAAGTTGTTGTCCTGCCGTTAAAGAAGTAAGACCATACATACGGTTTTGAAGAACTTGACCAACGTATTTTTTCTCTTCTGCTGTTAAAGCTTTGCCACCTGTGCTTGCTTCAATAACACGAGCATACATTTGATCGCTAAGAGCTTCTTTAAGATATGTCATCTGTTCAGGAGAAACAAAACCAGTTGTAAGATCTGGACGAGATGCAAGGAAATCTTCCTTATTTGTTATTACGTCGCCAAATTCTCTCTGAACTTGCGTTTTTGCTTGTATCCTATCTGTTTCGGGCATTCCCTCAACAGCTTCTATGTCTGCAATACGTTTTGTATATTCTGCAACACGTTTTTCTTTTTGATACTCCAACCAAGCATTATCTTGCGCTGAAATCATCTCTTCGGAAGAAACAAACCAACCATTATTAATTAATCCATTATAGGCTTCTTGTGCTAGTTCTGCCTTTTTTTGAGTTGTTAAATTTGCAGCTCCACGAGTTAAACTTAAACCTTGCGTTGTATGTAAAAGTTGATCAAGAACCCCTTCTGGATTTTTAAACGTTTGAGTCTTTGGATCATATCCAGCTGCTTCAAGTATTCTACTAATATCACCATTAGCCCCAACAGTTTGCCACGCAAGCTGTGCAGTATCATTTGAGTTGATATAATGCATAAAAGCAACAAGATCGTTTATACCTTCTTGTTTGTATACACCAGACTGAATAATTCCAGTAATATAATCTGCATCAACTTTTGCTTTGTTTTGAGTCAACCAGCCTTTGTCGCCATCATAATTTAACGCTTCAATAAATTTGTTTTTATACACAACAAGCTTAGACGCATCTACATGGTTTTCGTCAACAGTAATTGCGTCTTCTGCAAAAGTAAATAATTCTTTGCAATATTGATCAATTGCAGAAACGGCATCTTCATAAGTGTCGTACCATTGGTCTTTCCACTTGTAACGTACTCCACCTTCTGTTGGCAATTGAGAAATATCTGTTGCACCATACTCTGCAAGAGTTTCTTGCATAAGTTGATCCATATTGCTTTTTAATGCTTCTTCCAAAGTATCATAGTATGCTTCAGTACCAACATTATA